CAGTTTCTGTAAGTTTATAACCCGTCAACATACCGTCTGGCGCAACAACTTGGTTAGGTGTAAACGTTGAATTAGTAGCCACATACACCGCATTACTAAAATCTTCGCTGTAAGTTTGTAAATTCGTTCTCTGTTCCTCTATCAGCAATCCCAATGACTCTGTAGTAGTCGGGTTGTGGTCAAAGCGAGCAACGCCACTAGGGGCTGTTAAGAGTGTTGGTTGATAAAGTGTAATCGGCTGAGTAGTAGTCGGGGTATATGAGGTTGCTGTGCTACGTGGCTCTAGTTGTGCGCCCCAGATGAATAGACCGCTAGTGCCATCACCTGTGTAAGAATTAACGCCATCGCCTGTTGAAGTTAAAACAGCAGGAGTCCAAGAGGCTCCTGTTGTTGTAGTGGTAATACTGCACCTATACCAACCATTACTTACCGATTGAATTGATGCAGTATACCCAGCAGATACAGTACCAACAACACCATTAGTTAAGTCAAAATATGCACCTAGTTGCGTAGTACTAAATTGGAGAAAACCCCACGTTCTCTCAGATGCTTTCATATAGACCGATGCTGTATAAGTTGTAGCAATAACAGTTTGTACTTTATATACAGCATGAATACCAGCGCCTGAGTTCTCGATTAGTTTTTCAGCAGTAGTCGTTCCATCGGGCGCTGTTGTTGTATTAGCTGTTACCGTAGCGTTAGATTTACTCCAATACGCATTATCAAAATCTTGGCTATAACTTAACAAATTCTCCTCAGCCTTCGTTGTCGTAACACCATCATAGTATGTAGCCGTACTTGCACGAGCATACGTAATTCTTGGGTCTAGCTTCTTGACCTGTGCAAAGTTCAGCATCAATGACGGTTCGACATTACTAATCGCTGTGTCGTTCTGAATAGATGTAATCGTTGCCGTATCAAGGGTAGCCACACCGCCATTAATCGTCACGCTCTCTAAGTCTTGATAAGCAAGTGAGCCAAGGTACTGATTGAGCGGAATCTCGTTTGGTGCTGTGCCGATGTCTGCTTGAGATACTGAACGGTCTGCGGGGTAGGTGCCGAATACGTCTTTAGTACCCGAGCCAAAGTTAACCAGAGCACCAGCGTTAGATGATTCTAAAACCTGACTACGACTCAGCGTCGTACCAGAGGCGGTATATGTACCAATACCAACTTCCCAGTCACCTGTAGCAGCATTAACAATCGTATAGTACGTATTGTTTGCATCACCAATAGCCGAAAAGCTTTGAAAGCCAGAAATCGCACCGGTGAGTGTTAAGGTCCCAGTACCTGTTGTGGTACTAGCTTCGCGTACACGGTCTTTTACAATAAGAGCCATTTTAGTCTATCCCTATGTTGTTCTGCACTAGTATCCAACCAGCAGATTCCGCTGTATTGATATTTTCCCAGTACCGCCTAGCTACCAGCTCATCCACAGCATGTGACAACTCTATGCACTGCGATTGAACTATTATATTCGTTCTTGGAGCATCTGCACCAGAAACTAGATTGTTAACTGCTGAATTTACGACAACTAGCGTGGTAGCTAGTTCTGAAGCCTGCGCCTCATTTACTACGGTGCTTACAAGCTCAACTAACGTGCTGATAGCATCTGCACCAACCGCGCTTTCATTTATGAACTGAGCGTAATTAGGTATAGCAGATATAGCATCATCACCGACAGCTGTTTCAGCTACTGTTCGTGGGTATTCTGGGTAGCTTGAGGTTGTATCAGTACCAACGGCACTTTCAGTCGTGGAAGAGTTTAAAGCCGCGAGATTAGTAAATACATCAACTACGGTTGCATCTTCACTGACACCAGACGTCATTACAGCGTTCGTTCGTATTTGGTCGGTAGCGCTGGCGGAATTTATAACCAAGCTTTGCGAGTACACATTGCCAAACACTTCATCACTAGGCACTTCTCTTGTAAAGTCACCTAATGCACTGAATGGTCCTGATGACATAGCACCAGTTGAGAAACCACCGCCAATCTGCCTAGTTATAACCGCACGGGCACGTTCATTTATAAAGTGTGCGTAACTACCTGTTGGGTAAATAGCTTCAGAAACTGTAGCTGTATCAAACGCGCTTATGTTATACACACCTGTAGGTGAGTACGTATCTGATACTGACAGGTTACCTAAAAATAACCCACCCTGCTCTTTGTTGCCATACGACAACTCAGAAACGCTCGATAAGTCAGCAGTACTAGCGGCATATAAAAAGCCACCAGAACCAGCGAAAGGCAAGCTAGAGAAGGCGCTCCCAGAGAACATGTATTACGCTTCTACAAGTTCAGCTTCAGCAAACCAACGCTTTTGTTTATTGCCCTCAGCGTCAATCCACTCAATCTGGTAAAAGAACTCACCATTATCATCCATACGTAACGCAGAGATAGGCCCTTTTGGGACCACCGCATTTAAGGTCACAATCTGATTTTTTGTAAATTTCGTAGCCATTATCTACTCCTTACGCAGCGTCAAGGCTGAATTGGTACGTCACGTTAATGATGTCACCATTTACAACAGCACGATCACCGGGTGATTGGAAGTCTGCTGCTGAGAATAGAACGCCAGTTGTGCCGCCCTTGGTATTGTTGCTAATTAAGAACGCACCGCCAACCGTTACCGTAGCATTGATAGAAAACTGGGCTACTGATAAAGTGTTAGAGATAACCGATGGGTCTGCTGTTGTGGCGGTACCAAACACTGCCTGTGGGCGTGTAGCTTGGCTGTACGATGTAAGTTCTGTCCAACCACCGTGTGAAGCTGCTGTATCGGCTGCTGCGGGGTTGTTCGTTGCTGCTGCACCATATAAACCAATGTACCAAGTAGCTGTGTAGCCTGAACCTGTGAAGTACTTAGTGTTCATGTCTTGCAGACCTACGTTCACAACGAGGTTGTGCTTCTCTGCTTCCCACTTAAGTTTGCCTTCTTGGTCAAAGCACTGCACTAAAAATGCACCGCCGCCTTTAACTTGATTACCTGTTTTGCCGCCTGAAGCGACTTGAGACGTAATAGCGTCTACTGGACTTGCGTGTTCGTTGAACATGTAAAACTCCTTATGAAAGCCTAATTATTGACGTGCTGGATGTCGCTGGGGGGAACTGCACGGTGAATGTTAACGCTGATGTTTTATCAGCACCAAAATCTAAAACACATACTGCTGTACCACCATCTTTATAGATCAACGCGCCCCTAGCAGTTATAGCACCTGACCAAGATATATCTTCAAAGGAAACAAATGATACGCCCGATAGCGCTGCTACCGAAGGAGTAAGCACTGAACCACCTGCCGTGTAACCTGCGTCTACAACTTCACCTGCTGTAGTATATGCCGATGTATCAGCGTTTAAACTGGCACTGTTTGTGTATAAAGCTATTTTAAATGCGCCACCACTGAAGTCCACATCACCGTTAAGTAACGCAGTCTTAAAGCTATCGCAAGTGAAGTTGCCCGTAAATGCCATATTATCTCACTGGGTATCGAGCTTGACCTGTGCGGTATGCATCGGTTCTTTGTTTTCCGTCGCCCAACTGTCTGAGCAACGTCATTGCTTCACTATACTTAGATTCATAGTTAGCCACTACGTCTTGTTCTTGCCTTTGGAAGATGGAGGCTTCACGCATAGCACCGTAGAGTAGAACTGAGTCAAAGTTGTCACCCAACCAAGTTGTACCCGCAGTAACGATGGATTCAGGGTAGAAAAAGTAGTGCAGCTCCACCGTATATGATCCATTGGGAGTTGGACCCAGTATGAGAGATAATTCATTCGTTAGCTCCGCAGGGTCTGTATTCGTGGTTGTTGGACCAAAGATGGCGTAGTACTTAGGTATGCCTGTGTCTGTCGGTGCTGGGTAGGCTTGGCGGATGAAGTTGACATCTTTGTCTAACAAGTATATATAGTCACCAGCGGGGTCTACCACTGCGACAGAGTAAACAGATAGAAAGTCTGGAGGGGTAGCGACGTATTTATTATTTGTGGTAGTAACACCCACAACGTTACGGCGTAGATATGAAATCTGCGTAGAGTTATATATCTTCTGTTCAGCAATTTTTACAAACGTCGGAATGTTGTCCACGAACAACTGCTCGTCAGACTCCGAGTAATTTTGTATAGCAGCAGATAACTCAGCGTAGTTCATTATGCCATCGGTCCTCTAGCCATTGTGCCCTTAGTCGCTGCGCCTGTACCACGAATCTTAATGCCAGATGTTTTTACATCATCAGCACCGGGATCACCCATAGACACGCGAGGAGCTTGTGTGCCCTTCATGTTCTTAGCACTAACTGTATTGGGGTCTACTTGCTTCTGCTTTTCCATTATTTGCCACCTTGGTTAGCAACACGAGCTAAACCACCGCCCATTTGTTTCATCTGTTCTGATGTAACGCCGCCTTTAGCCATCTTCTTGGTGCCTTTGTGCATACGAGCTTCATGACCTTTTACAGCCTTATCTGCTACTTTCTTCATTGCTTGTTTCATTTCAAACTCCTATGTGGTTGCAACCGTTACGGTGCCCAGCGTTATTGTTAAGTTTAATGCATTTGGCGTTAGACCACCATCTCTACTGCCACCTACTGGGTTCCAGCCCCATTCAAATATACGACTACCACCCGAAACATTGCCATCTATATCTAAACCTGCAACAACATAACTATTATCTGGGCGTGGGTTACGTACAGCCTGTGGGTCATTTACGGGCGTTTCACCTAAAAATAACTGCGGCTGCGGACTTTCCCAGCACTCAGGACATACTAGTATATTCGTTTGGGTGCGTTTAATCGTAATATGACGAAGCTGTTTTAGTTTAAACCGAAAACTACAGCGATCGCATTGGGCAATTGCAAACTTTCCAGATGAAAACTGACTAGGCATCAAACGCCTCCAGCCGGTTTCCTTTGCGAATATTTTCTACCGCTGGTATAACTTGTAAGTTCCAAGGCACATGAAGACCTGAAACAGATACCCCTTGCAATGGCACAATATGATCTACATGCCATTGAAACCCAAACATTTTAGTTCGAACAGCAGCTAAATGGTAAGCTTCTTTGATAACCCAAAAATCATCTTTCGTAAGCCACGGCGGGGTTCGTTGTAGTTTAGCAGCTTTACGACGCGCTACAGCCGCGTTACACACACCCTTATTGGTTTTAGCGTATTGAGCTTTTCGAGCCTTAACCAAATCAGCGTTGTGCTTCCTAAAATTCGCAGAGGATATCCGGTCGCGTTCACGGACTAGATCAAGATTCTTTTGTCTCCATTTAATCGTTTTTTCCCGCAGTTTTTCTGGGTATTTTTCAGCATACCTGCGGGACTGTTCGGTGCGGGCTTCAGGGTTGTCAGCGCGCCATTTTTTAACCCTCTCGTAAGCCGCTTCCCGGTTACGCGCCGCGTATTCGCGGAAATAAGCTTTTCTGGCTTCAGGGTCTTTTAAAGGCATGTCTTATCCTAATAAAACATCGAACGTGGTACAAATCTAATCGGTGCTTTCTCTCGGTCCTCGTCCATAGCTAGTTGCAGTTGTTCCATATAGTCGCCCTTCAAAGCAGGTATCCTAGCTGGGTTCACATCAGCAAGCTTCATTGATAGATAAAAAGCAAGTCCTGAGATCATGCAGTTTAAAAATCTAAACGGTATATCTAGTGTATTAGTAGCGCCATTGACGTTTTGTATACGACGTAAACGCCAATATATTAATGTGTAGCTTGTTCCTTGCGGTGTAGGCCAAACTGTAACCTTTGGATATGCAACACCAGATGGTTCCGTTGCTCCTGATAGTCGCTGTATATAAATCTGAATCGGGCGACCTGTCGCGTTCTTGTTAGGTATCGTTGAGTAAGTCGGCTCTGAAATGCGGCTAATATTAATGTCTGTTTGGTTGGCACCAGAACCCGTCCTAATGACGTGGTCAAGAAGGTCAACTGTATCTACAGGTAAGTTATATGTTGCTTGCGCATCTAATAGAGGTATCGCTCCTTCCTCTACAGTCCATAAATTAATGCCTCTGTTAGCCATTTCAACCAACAGTAGGTTCATAGACCTACGTGCTGTACGCAAATCATAGCCTGTACGAAGTTCTACACCACAGCGCTCATAAGCCTCCTCTGCAATCTCAGAGAAGTCTAAATTAAAGTTAGCTGTGCCGGATGTTGTCATGCTACTTAACCTCGATAAATATGCGGAAAACCAGCAGGTGAATAGCAAGCATATGCACGTCTTTAATCCTAGCAGCTTCGATACCAAGGGCAAACCCGTATATCAAATCAAACGAAACATTAATTTTTTTCATTTAGCCTTCCTAGCTGCTTGCATATTATCAATCAGATTGGGATAAGGTCTGCCAGCAGACTTAGCTGATGCTTTAGCTCTAGCCTTTTGTTTATTGCTTAAGTTTTTTGATGTCTTCTTGGGGTTTGGTTTATCCCACACTTCTCCGCCTTTGGCATACATATCAAATGAATCGCCATCTTTGCGCTTACCCTTTTTGGGAAGCTTGCTTCGATTAATGTCGCCCATACCCCGAGAGTTCATCATACAAATTTACCCTTTGTCTTGCCACGTTGGGCACATCCGTCACCACGTCTTGATGCACTTACAGAGCCGCCACCAGCTTTCTTAACAGTTTTACCTGTCATTTTATCGATGCCTTTCTGGATGGTTTCCATTAAGTTTTTACGCGGCGCTTGGTTTTCTTCAATCTCATTTTTTTCATAAGCCATACGCTCACGCTCTTGCTTGCGATCCATTAGCTTATTTTGAATCTCTTGAGGCATGACTTCTGTAGTTTTTGTCTTATCCATTACATCACCTTGCAATTAGTTTTACCGCGCTGGGCTATACCATCGGCACGGCTAGAAGCTGAACCGCCTTTTGCCATTTTAACAGCACCCCCTTTTTGAAACAAACGCCCTTTTTCTAGCCTAGCTTCGGGAGAATATTCATCAGGATTTTTTAATCTTTTTTCAAGAGGGACTTTTAATTCTTCCGCAAGCTGTTTTCTATCTTGAATTTCTTGCAAACCTTTTCTATCTGCTTCTTTTTCAGATTTTATATACGCGTCACGCATGCGAAGGCGTTTTCTTTCCTCGGCGAAATCGTGTCCGGGTATGTCGATTTTCTTGCCTGTAGGTTTTGTCTTATCCATTACATTACTTTGCAGCTTGTTTTACCGCGTGAAGCAATACCATCAGCACGTTTAGATACTGAACCGCCTTTAGCCATCTTAACCATTTTGCCTTCGGTTTTGCCTTTCTTTTCAATTCCACCACCACGAGCCATCATTTCTGACTTCTCATGCTTGATCATTGATTTAGGAGCGCCCTTCTTTTTCATGAAGTCAATTTCCTTCTTAACCATTGCTTTTGACTCTTTCATTTTCTTTCCTTTATTTAATAAGCTTATCAAATGCCCACGTTACCAGAGACGCAATTGCCGCTGATGCACCACCCACATACATTAATGCTTGCCAACCGCCTCTAGCTTCTGACAAAGTTTTGTTTATACTAGCCAAGCAGGTTTTAACTTCACTCATGTCTTGCACCATACGGTCCATATCGGCTTGTAGATGCTTAATATCATTTGCATGTGTGGCTAACTCTCGCGCCGTTTTAATTGGGTCGTCCATATTTAACATTTCCATCGTTTGAGGCTTGCGGCTTTACGTGTAGGTTTACCCTTCTCGTCCTTCATAGGACCGGGCATACCACTCATACGAGCGCAAAACGACTTCTTACGCGCACCGCCTTCTGGTTGTGGGGCTTTGAGATTGCTGCCTGTGGCTGCGTTATATTTGGCACGACCTTTTGCAGTCAAACCAGCGCCCTTAGCTACGGGCAGCTTTTCGCCACGACCTACAGCTAGAGAGGGGGTTTTCTTAGCCATAAAATACAGTAGCCGTAGCACTAGCTAACGTAACATGAACATCCGTGCGGCATAAAATACCTTCTCCGGGGATGACAATATTGGTTGTTCCAGCTGATGCGGGGGCTGTATAAGAAAACACAGTTGTGCCACTAGCTCCACCATCTTTAACAATAACAGTGCCACCAGTAGCAAAAGATACAACTAAACCTTTAAGGCGTGTTGGTGCCCCGTATGCAGTACCTGTAGTAGTGCGTTCTGCTGACTTAACGTCTGTTTGCATCATAATTAGCTCCTAAGAATTACAAAAGCCCACCAAAGTGGGTGAGCTAATTAAGCAGCAGCAACAGTGGCTAAGGTGTCTGAGCGCTTCCAGTTTGTACCGTCAAAAAATGCTAAGACTGGGCTACCAGCGGCACCGTTTGAGAAGTAAGCTACGCTACCTGTAGAAGCTACAGTAGGTGCGGTTGCAACCGTGAACACGCCGAGGTTGACTGGACCCGAAAATGAAGTTTGTGCCATTATAATTCCTTGTATATGCAGTACATCGTTCTATAGTCTCTGCATCGTCCGCTGGGTCGGTCTATAGAACTGGGTTGCCCAGTAATACTTACTTTATACACCTTAATCCGTTTAAACGCAACAGGTATACTAATTAAACATAAAAAAACCCCGCCTTGTGAGCGAGGTTTAAACCATTAACCTTCAACGGTTTAATTAGGCGCCGGGGCTGCCCCACATACCGAGGGGATCAGACCAACCGAACGAATAACGTTCGCGAGCCTTGTAGCGCATGTTGCCGGTATCGAAATCACCGTCCATACCTGTTTTCATAGGCATACGGACAAAGTGTTTCAAGCCGTTAGGTACATCAGTCTTCAAGAACCAAGCGTTGTTATCCGTCAAGAAGTGGTTAACTGAATAACCTTGAGGGATAGAACCGTTGTTCTCGATAGCGTTGATGTCGTTATCAGCCGTACCAACACGAAGCTTTGTTTCCAACAAGCGGGTTGCAACGAATTGCAATGCAGGAGGAACAAGCAACTTAACAGGACGTGCAGCAATCAAAAGACCGCGTTCGTCAGTCCAAGCTGCAATTTGAATTACAGCATTTTCCAACGATGTTTCGTTCAGGTCAACACCAACAGATGAAGTGTTTGAGTTAACACCGCCACCAGCTAATGGGTGAGCTGACGAAAACAAAGCAACTGAATCGCCACCGGGATAGCTTGCGCTAAATCCATTGTTTAACACAGCAGCAGCTTTAACTTGCTTTGTGTATGACATAGCACGAGCCAATGACTTAGTGTAACGAGCTGATAAAGAGTCATAGAGGTTGTCCTCTACTGCTTCTTCGGTCAAGCTGAAACCCATTGCAATGGTTTCGTGATTGTAGCGAGCTGTCCAAGCTTCCTGAGCATTGTCATAAGCGATGGCAGAACCTTCGTTTTTAACAGGTGCAGCAGAAAAGCCTGAAAGCTTTGTTTCTTCTTCAAAAGAACGCTCTGAGGTCTCTGTTTCGTAGATCTCTTTGTGCTCTTCGCCATAGGTCGAGTACTCCAAGCCGAACAGGGCGTTTAAACCCGGGAGTAACTCTTTAAGTAGTTGTGCGCGTGAAATAGCCATTTATTTGCTCCTTAGACGCCAACGGCGGTGTCATATGCGTGCATACCAAAGTTGAGCTTTACGATCACTTCAGGATACAGCGTGTTGCCGCCAGAAATATAAGCGGTATCAGGCACAACGTCAACGATGCGAACTGGCAAAGTATCGGTTGTAGCAGTTGTTGCTAACAATGCAACTTGAGAGTTGCCAGCAGCGGTGATTGCGGTGTTGTTTACTAATGTGGCGTTTTCACCAACAGCAGTATATTGAACACCAGTAACAACTGTCGTGCCAGAAACGATAGCAACTTTAAACAATGCATCAGGATCATCACAAACATAAGCTGTAATAAAACCAGAGGTCACGGTTGTGCTAGCAACAAAGTTTTGTTGAAATTGGACTTGACCAGTGCTAGGGTTTACGAATTCACAACCAAGAAATACACCAGCGAAGCCGCCAGTAGGTTTAGCAGTTGTTGCAGCAGAGCGGGCGACGGTGCCATCACTGACTTTAACGAGTAAATCGCCAAAGCCAATTGAAGTTGCATATGCACTAGCAATACGCATCTTACGTGTGGAACCAGCGAACACCTGACCACCGATCAAATTGACCGGCTTCAAGCCATAAGGCTTGTCAATAGTGGGGTAAGCCATTTGTTAACTCCAAATTTAAATTTAAGAACCTTTACCAAAGCTACTTGTGGATTTGCGGTCGTTAAACAGCGGCATCCGCGCATCACTTTGGCGCATAAAATTGCTGTCTACAGCGTCCGTTTGAGACTTGCTTTGCTGCGCATAATAATCATTACGCTGCTGAACAAGTTCTTCAGGAGTCTTGCATAACAACAATCCGCCGATCTCAATCCCGTCTTGAAATTTTGAGGTTGAATCGACTAGCAGTTTAAACTTCGGTTGCTCGCTAATCTTCACAGGCTCCCAGCCTTCTCTGAGCTTGCCAGAGATATTGCGTGGGTCTGGAACATTGAGCATAGAGACTCGAATCCATCGATATGCATAGCCCGGCTGTTTGTCCGGTTCTGGCAAGAGTTCTGGTGGTGCCCACTGCTTAGGACGTTCATCCATTGCTCGAGTTTGCAAATCGCGGGTTATTTTAGATTCAGACATTTTCGTTCTCCAGTTTAAGCACTTCTTTCACGTATTGTTCGGGCGTTATGTTTAGTCGCTTGATTGTGTTCATTTGCGACGTAGTGAGTCTTACCTTTTTTGATCCGGTAGACCTTGTTGCTGGTGCAACAACATTTGGCGCTTTCTTACGTGGTGCTTCTGAGTCACCGAAATTCTCTGAAAATCTTCGTCGCATTGTCTTGTCCAATGTTACGTAATATTCTTCAGAACCAACTTGAACGCCTTCTTTTTTAAGCTTTGCGTGTAAGCCTAAAGCCGCGGCGGTCATTTCCTCGTCTTGGCCAAACCATTTATTGCGCTCTTGCCACGCTAATGCTGTCTGGTCAACTTGAGGTTGTTGTTGCTGTTGTACCCCATAATTTGGCTCTTGTAAAGGAGTTGGATGATAACTATTCACCTTTTCCATTTCAAAAGCATTCTTAGTCAACTGCTCTTGTGCTTCTAACATCCGGTCAGTGTCACCTGACTCGTATGCTTCCTTATAGTTCTGCTTTGCCTTATCGAGTTTCATCTCAACAGATTGTTTAATCGCGCCGACATATTCTGTCTGCCCATTATTAATCATGTTGCGCATCTTGCGGTTCTCGTCTAGCAACCGTTTAGCAGTTGATAAAGCCTCTTGATTCTCTCGAGTTACCGCTTCTTTAGCGCGGCGCTCGTCATGCCACACTTTCTTAAGCTGTTTAAACCGCTGGCGAACCTCACCAGAATAATTCTCAAGCTCATCTTCTTCTAAGGACTTAACAATGTCCTCTGGCATCGGCTCTCTACCCTGATCTTCCTGTGGGGTATCGTCCTCAATTTCAATGTCAAACTCATCTTCCTCGTCTGGAAACTTAAACTTATCCATATCCTATTCTCCTTAAGCGCGTTTAATGCCGCGAGGGTCAAGCACAATTCCCTCTACAGTATCGTCATTTATAAGCCGGAATTCACGACCGTGAATCAACAACCGCGATCCTGAGTTAGGTCTGACTAAAATGAAGTCTCCTACCTTGCACCACGGTCCATTTGGGAACCTTTTTTCATCCTTGTAGCACTCGTCTCCGAGGGCAACAACGAATAAAACGGTTGTTAATACTTCTTCGTGTTGGACGGTTAAGTCCGATTTAATAATCCCGCTCTCATATTCCTTTTCAACTTCAGGAATAGCGCATAAGATTCGATACCCAACAGGTTTTGGTAATTGACTAGCCTTTTCTTCAAAGTTATATTCGCCCACTACCTTGGGATCATTGGGGTTTGAGCCAATGAGAATCGTCATCAGTTTTCTCCAGATTGTTTTTGAGGTCTATGATGTAACTGCGAGCAAGGAGAAGACCTCGAATCTCCCCACACATTCTTTTGTACGTCTCGGCATCTTCGCTACCAGTACATACGTGGTCTTTGATTTGATTTACTTTGTCGTTTATTTGCAACGTTAGCACTTCAAATATGTCCATTATTGGTTCCTATCCAATTCAGAAGCAATCTTAATGAGCATGTCTGCCTTGTTTTTTGACATAGACGCGCCCTGCTTTAACCCTTCTAATTGCATCTTTGCTTCAAGTTCAGCTTGGTCTATTGATGCTTTAAGACCTGCTTGTAGCCCTGCAATTTCTTTCTGAGTCTCAATACGCTCACGCTCGATAGCTAATTGATCAGCTTTGGCTGCTGCGTCAACTTTATCTTTCGTGGACTTGCGCTCGATTTCCATCTTCTTCAATTCAAGGTCTTGTTGTTGAAGTTGAATCATTGGGTCTTTAGCTTGCTCTTCAGCCTGTTTTTGTTGGGCTTCAGCTTGGTTTTGTTGCAGTAGGCGTTGTGCCGCTTCTGCAAGTAATGGGGCAAGGCGAGCTTCCTGTTCTGGATCGAGGTGGATTTGTTCACCGGCATCGTCCTCTTGAGGAGGCATATTCATACCCAACTGCTGTTCAATTTGCACTCTATAAGAAAAGCCTAAATGCTCACCAATATGAGCTTGCATCGCAGACTGTATTTGAGCAGCCATTGGGCTTTGTCCCACTATAGACAATAGCTTAGGGTCTTGCATTGCAGACATATGGACTGTCATATGAGCCTGATGGTCTTGATACGCGAACGCTTTAACTGGCTTCATATTAAGAACGTTTTGGTTCTCAGTTACGGGGTCAGTTGGCTTTTGCTCATCATGTGTAGGGATAAGCTTGTCCGCATTTTTAACGCCCAATACTTCTAGCATTTGACGGTGCAGTAATGGCAAGTCATATAGCTGTGGGGCACCCTGTGCTAACTGTAAAATAGCTTGGTACTGGACAATCTTTTGCGCCATTGTTGCAGCGTTCGGGTCTGAAACGGGTATCACATCCACCCGCTCGTAGTCTGACTTGCGGGCTTTTCTATCACCATCTACTGGGTCATAGCTATATTCTTCTGGCGCGTCTTCTGCGATTAAATTCTTTAATAAGCGCAGCTCTTGTTTTAATGAATAATGAATTCGAGCCTGCACTGCACTGATAACCCGCAAGGTTCTTTCTAGTAAGGCTAGAGTGGTGCCAACCGGGGCTTGTGCTGACATGTCAGAAACAGTCATATCGGATGTGTTAGCAAAGCGTCTGCCGTCTTCAATGATGCCGTTTAACAGGCTCATTAGGACTTGAGATGGCTCCTTGTACGGCAATGGCATGATGTTATCGCGCATAATTCCGCCTGCGATATCTACATCACGGAATTCACCCGGAGCTATAGGGGTATCGTCGCCCTTAATCCGCATGCCTTTGGCTTTAAACCCACCGGGCAAGTTTGACAACGTTCCTGCATCAACTAATTGGCGGATTAACGAAGTTCCCGACTTAGCATAAGCGCCAATTAAGTGAATTAAACCAAAAGCATAGAAGCCAAAGCCCGGGATGTAAGGATAATGCACAAAATGCTGACGACGCTTATGAAGTTTGTCGTTTTCTTCCCAATTGCGTCGAATAGAGAGGATAGTCCCTGTGCCTTTCTCAATTGAGACCACATATGGCAATGCAATGCCCGTAAATTCATCATCTTGCTCATGCTCAAAGCCGGGCAAATCTAAATCAACGTTCATCTCTAAGATTTTGTAGCGGTCATCAGTGGTGGCACTGAAACCCATCTTCTCAGCAATCTTTTTCTCTACATCATCTATAGAATTGTCTGGTGTGCCTAGCTCAATATCCCGATAAAAGCCAGAAACCTGTAGCTTGCGCATTTCATTCTCTGTCTTGCGCATAACGTGGGTAATACGCTCTGCAAAAACCAAATCAGAGGCGCCATAAGGCACTACAACGTCCTCTGCTGGGCAGAATATAGACACTTGACGTCCTAGTGACGGGTCTTTATAGACCTTCTTAAACGCGTTTCCTGCTAGAGCTAGACCCCAGAGCATGCGTTCTGTCTCAGGGCGGTACTCAGGCATGAGATCAGTTAACTCGTGGTTCATATCCTCTTGAACGCGTCGAGCAGCGTCCTTGTTTTCTTGTGTTTCCCGCCCTAATATCTTGGTTTTGACAGGACCTGCGGCTGGAAAGATAGAACCAATCGTTTCTGCTTGGAATTTAACCACAGCTTCAGCGAGTAATGGGTGATAAATACCACACGCGCCTTCCCAAGGCTCAGATCGGTCTTCAAGTTTTAAGCCTAGCAGCTCTAAACCATCAACATAGGTTTGAATCCAGTCCTTTCGAGACGCTAAATCATTCTCAAAATCGGACAGGAGGTCTCCAGCTATAGTTTGAAGCACTCTATCATCCACTTCATCCGCGATATTGTCATAGAATTCAGGCGTATGAGGCTCGATTTCTATTTCAAGACCATCCATCTCGATGGTTACAGATTCAGGGTCTTCAATCTCAATCTGGATTTCGCCTTCAGGCGCTTGGTATAAGGATTTTTCTATTGACATATTAGTAGTAGGCAGCTTTTTTTCGGATTAATGAATCGTCATTGTCATCTGAATCAAGTTTTATAAACCCGCCTCGCCTAAATCTAAGTAAGGCTTGGCTCATTGAGTCAACAATGTCGTCGTGGTCTCCATTAGGGAATGATGCGCACTCTTCCATCACTTCGTCCGCCCATCTAGTCTGCGGACACCAAACAAACCCAGAATGAAACAAATCTGATACAGCGTTTACACGGGCTATCTTATCAGAACCTTTGCTCGGCGTGTACTCTGATAAGGGAATTCCCATCTGTCTAAGCTCATAAATCAGTGGGGCACCAGAAGCTCTTTTCTCAATAATTAAGGAATCAGGCTCCCATTCAAGATATAGCTGATGTGCTTTCTTTTTCAGAGCTGGAAACTCCATACGGTCTTTATAACAATCTAGCAAAATAATATTAGGCGCTCGCATACCGTCCGCACTATCTTTATAGAATACACCCCACGTTGTACAAACAGAATAGTCCGCCCTATTATTCTTCTCAAAGGCGGTATCCCAACTCTGTATTAAGTAATCACAAGGGGGTGGTTCATCATCTTCCCATATCTTCCACATATCGCGCTTGATAATAGCGCCCTCTTCCGAGGTTGGATTCTGCTGGTACTGGGCTTCCCATTTACCTACAGGAATTTCAGCCTTAATGGCTTCTAGTTCAGTCTGAGACCAGAACTCAGGCCACAGCGGCGAACCTGAAGGGAGGAGGGCTGGGAACTCAATTACTTCCCATTGGTCGCCTTCTCGTTTAATCGAGTTATTAACAATCTGCCCTGTTAAGTCTCGCTTAGACCATCGTGTCATAACAACGATTATTGACCCCCCCGGCTGTAAACGCTGACGAGGGCCAGAAGAGTACCACTCATAAACCCTATCATAAACCTCGGGGTTACCTTGCATTGCTTCTTGTTCGCTATGCGGGTCATCGATTATCAATAGGTCAGCACCTTTACCTGTCACCGCACCGCCTACACCAATAGCAAAATAATCACCGCCCTTTGATGTATTCCATCGACCCGCAGCTTTAGAATCACTCGAGAGCTTCGTGGGGAATATCTTCTGGTAGTCAACAGAGTTAACTAAGTTACGCACCTTGCGTCCAAAGCCAACGGCAAGCTCCGCTGTATGCGCGGTTTGAATAATCTTTTTATCAGGGTATTTACCTAGAAACCAAGCTGGCAACAAGAAGGAAGCAAACTCAGACTTAGTGTGTCTAGGTGGCATATTAATAATAAGTCTTTTCAATTCACCACTGGCTACCCTCTCGAAGGCATCCGCCATTATCTTATGATGCCTACCAGATATAAATGGAGGCCACATATCCTTAACAAAAGCTATAAAGCTATCCTTGCATCTCTCTATCTTATCTACATGTAATAGCTGTTGTATTTTCGCTATATCAGGCGAGTCATGAGGCAATAAGTCCAAGACCCTTATGTATTTCTCTATCTCCTCTCGCGTGAGCAGACTCACAGTCTCACAACCTTATCAACTGATTTGTCAATCACCGCCATAGACCTCATTCTGTGAGGCACTAGCTCAATCAAACCATCTTGTTTTAACTGGTGGATCATTCTATGAACATTAGACTTACTCTTTAAGTTCATTGCTTTCGCAATCGTTGCATACGATGGCGGGTAACCCTTCATGTCTATGAATGTCTTAACAAAGGCCAGTACTAAGTCTTTCTGAGCCATACCTTATCCTAAAAATATATATACCCCCCGGCATGTTTAAACACATTGTTAAGGGGGGGGGTCTGCGCGTTTAAACAAATATCATGTTCCTAGTTTAAACGAAGGGGGTAGGGGGTGTCA